AGTAAATGCTCCACCTGTTTTTGCAACTATTGCAGTATCAAGTGACTGTAGGGCATCATTTAGGGTTGTGCCCCAGGTGCCCCTAGAATCTTCTGATCCTACTACTGGTAATGTAATATTTAAATTTGTTGTTGGATTTGCCATTAGAAATTACTAGCTTTATATTGCCAAATTTGGATACTCCCACCAGAACCACCATTCCCAGCAGCATTTTGCCCTCCAGTTCCTCCTGCACCACCACCTCCAGCAGTATTACTGTTGGTTTGAACTAAATTATCTGATTGTATTACAGTAGTTCCAGCAGCACCTGCTGCACCATTTGTTACACTAACATTTTGTGCTTGGAACCCAGAACCAGAACAGACTGCAGAGACTGTTAATTGGCCCACTGCACCGCCCAGGCCACCATTAGATATAAGAGATGTGTTGTTTGGCCCTTGAAAACTAACTAATCCACCTGGGGCCCATGGTCCAGTGGAATTCCCGGAACCACTATACCCAACAGTATAAACCACATTATGCCATAGATCGAATGTTCCAGGAAGGGAACCACCAGAACCAGGACCATTATAGGTATAAGTATAAGTTTCACCAGGAGTTACTTCCAAAACAACCTCAATTAATCCTCCTCCCCCACCATTTCCACCTGCAGCAGTTTCTGAAGAGAAATTGAAGTTGCTTTGAGGGCAAGTCATGTGAGAAGCACCCCATGAACCTCTTGTCGCAATCCCGGAAGCTGCACCTCCACCTGAACCACTTACTCGTACTTTTATATAACGTACACTCGATGCAATTGTAATTGAACCTCCACTTGTTAAAGCACCTGAATCAGATGATTCTATATACCTGCCAAATGCAGTTTTGTGTGCCAACCTCCATGTATCCCCATGTTTTATCCAAATATTGTGAACAGTTTTCCATGTACCATCTACATTGACATATGGTTCAACAACAGTACGCCAGGCTCCATCATCTTTTACTTTAAGGACTGCAGTCACAATTAATACTCATAATGGATGTCTCCGTTTGCTCCTTCAGATGCAGCACTTGTACTTACTGTTCTTACACCACTACCATTTGAACCAATTGTATAACCTGTCATTGGGATAGTTGTTGCTGAAACTGAAAGTGATGTAATTCCATCAACTGTACCACCATTAATGTCAGCAGTATCTGCAACAAGTGAATCTATATTTGCAGTTCCATCTATATGGAGATCCTGCCACTCTGCCCCAGATGCACCTAAGTCATATGATCCATCTGCACTAGGTATAAAATCGGTTGCAATCCTGGATGTGAATGTAACAGTATCACCACTGGCACCAGAAGATGCTCCAAGTGTTACATCACCATTTGCTATTAGTGCATCAGTTGTATCTGTACCTGGGACCCCAACTCCACCTGCTGTTCTGGTGGCTGCACTCAAACTCGTAAGTGGAGCACAAACGATTGGCCCAGAATTTATATGGGCTGGTTCCAGAACTTTTGCAACTGTAATTGTATGAGTTGTATCAGTAGTTACATTAATGTTAGTTGTGATCGAATCTGCACTTGTTTTTGCAGTTACAGTATGAATAACGGGTGTTGCTGCTGTACCATTTATTGTCTCAGACGAACCTGAAACTCTGATCTTATCTCCAATTACAACCGATTCAAAATATTTTAAATTTGCATTTGTGGAAATGATCCCATTAGAACCAGATGCAGTTAAGTCAATTGCAGATGATGTGATACCAGAAATAATCTGGTCCTCAACAAGTTTTGCTATTGCAGAGTCTGCCAGTACCAGTGTGGAATGAAGATTATTTCCCCAGGATTGATTATCACCACCTATTTCACTTTTTATAAAATTATAGTTATCCGTAAATGTATTTGCCATTTTATTGCTCTGTCCATGTTGTACTGTCAGTAGTATCTTCTGACCAGGTTACAGTAGTTGTTGTTCCATCAGTAAATTCTGCAGCTCCAAAATATGAGCTACCGAATGTTGAAACTCCATATAATGTTGGTCCTATCGGTTCTTCTGTCCAAGTTTCATTCATGTGTAGATATATTTTGGTCTCATATTTAAAGTGCCACCAGAATACCTGCTTTTTTCATCTGACATCTGTAATTCCTGCATTGATCTTGATAGTAAACCATCCCAAATTTGTGCAGATTGCTGGTCCATGATATATGGTGAGGCTTGCATTAAAGTGCCATAAAGGTAAATATCTGGGTGTGCCAATAATAACCAGTTGTTAGCAGAATCTGCCAAACCTGAAAGTGCTGGGATATCTTGATAGTAATTTAATTGGACAGTTACTGATGCACTGGGAGTTGGTAATAATTGGATTGAGGTACCTTCAATCGTGTAATAATCGGGAGTACCAACCTCATTATTGCTGTTCTCACGATAGTCATCTGACCTATCTGAAGTTATGTAGACCAGTCGTTTTGGTGGTGATGTTGAAGTCAGTTCAATATTCAGCATCTCTAAGAAGTCAGTTGGTAAACTAACATACTGGCCTGATGTTGGAGCAGTGCTCCGAACTAACATCTCTCTTGTCCTGAGATTCCGGTTGAAAGATGCTTCCGCAAGAGAAATAAATTCGGGTATTCTGGCAGTCAGATCTGATCTGTTAAGCCAGTTGGCTATTGCAGTGTTCAATTCAGCTTTTGTTGAAATTGCCATTTATGACAATCTCCCTTCAACGGTTTTGAAACATTTATTTTCGGGCATATCTAGCCATTTCAATAGTTTTTTTGTACTACCCTTTGGACCAAGTATCTCATCTCTGTAAAGTTTTGCTGCTAATACTGGGGGGATTTCTGCGACATGTCTGACTTCATTCTTCCTGTCAACAGGTTGCTCTCTGAGGAATTTTGTGTAGTCTAATGTAGCCTGGACATCCTGCTTCTTAGTAACGTGAAATTTACCAGTCCCATCTTCTGTATGGACTGCAGTTTGTACTCCGTCTACTGTCCCTAAATTCGTTGTTGCTTTTGGCAAGTAATTCCATTCTTCTCTCCAGAAAATTGGTTAGTACCCCTCCCGGAAGAGGGGTAGTTTAAGGGTTAAATCAGGTTAATGATTATGCACCACAATCTGCAACCAGACCATGAGCAAGCTCATTATCTACCTGCAAACCACCTTCCCAAATAATATATTTTCCAGAAGAGTCGCCTGTTCGGCCTATGTCCTGGGTTTCAAATGCTCGCAATTGAGCAATTTTTACATATTCTGGGTTGATGATGAGAACATCTTTCTCACCTCTGATAAACCGATCAGCTTGGATTGCATAAACGCCAAAATCTCCTGAATACAGGGATACGTTAGCATTTACTTCATCAGCTTTTCCTGGAAGTGCTACAACCTGAGTTGCAGATGCTCTACCCGAAAATGCACTGGCTAATTGTTTATTTGCTGAACTCATAATGATTTCAGTGGGTTGGTCTCCACTTGAGTCATAACAGAGTTTCAAAACTGCTTTCAGCAATACTTCCGTAAAAGCTCTTGCAGTTCCATCTGCACGTGCGGTGCTTCCTAGAGCAGCTTGGGCTGCAGTTGGATTAGTTCCACCTGAGTGCTTAGAAATATTAGTTGACAGTTTTGCCAGGATACCTGCAGTTGTTCTTGCAGTACCTGCTGCTCCACTGTTTTTAATGGAGTTGCCAAGCATCAACTTTTCTACATCACGTTTTAATGCACGACTCATTATTGATAATTGATGAGCCATAGCATCTGCTACTCCTGCACGATCTATTGCAGCTTCAGTACCTGTTACTGCAGCACTTCTGTAGAGGATCTGACACTGGTTACTGTTCCGAACTGTATTGTTCGATGCAGTAGCAGCAATCGTATCTCCTTCTAATTGAGCAGTTGTAGATACTGCTGGTAAACTTTCCGTCTGATGCTCGAAAAGAGTTGAGCTTACTGACCTTTTACCTGCCATCGAAACAAATGGGGTTTCTTCAGGAGAGATATTATATATCACATCCGAAAGATCTTCCCTGTTCCCTATAGAGGTATAAGTGTCAAAAGCATTCGTTACTTTTGCCATATTGTCCTTTTATATTAGTATGTTATAGTTTACAACAGTTGTTTAAAAACGGCCTCCGCATCAGACATTCTGCCTGTTTTAGCTAGCCGAATTTTAGCTTTATGAACAGAAGTTTGCTTTCTAGGTTGTTCGGGTGCAGAACCTGGTGTTAAGGCTCTAATTGCTGGGGATTTAGATTTAAGTTTTACCTTACCTCTGTTTTTTAATCCGCTTGCAATCATTCCATGCCGTAGAGCTTGAACTGCTCTAGCATCATACACTTGAGAAATTTCTTCAGCAGAATAACCTAAAGTATTAACGGCATAATCTCTGATTTGAGCTTTCTCTTGTTGCATCACCTTCTGGTCTTGCCACTCCGGTACCGCATCAATTAGTGCTTGGTGTTGCTGAGACAAATGAGTTTTCATCTGTTCCTGCTGCTCGTATTCCTGTTGTTGCCTCATTCGATATTGTTCCTGATGCAACTCAAGATTCTTCTCTTTTTGTGAACGAAAATTTTCTTTCTGTTTCATCCACTCAAGAGGATCAGCTTCATACAAACTATCCCAATCCGGTTCTTGGGGCTGAGATGATTGTTGTTGCTGGAGCACCTGCTCTAACCTCTGCTGATACTGCAACCTTTCATTTTTAGCTGCTTCCTGTTCCGCAAGTGCTTGCTTTTTATCTTCTGCAATTGCTTGCGTTTTTTTTGTGTAGTCTTGCTGGCGTTGATAACCTGCTAGGGCTTCCTCAGTCGTTATCTCATATAATTCACCATCTAATTTAACTTGGTGGTATTGAGGTTGACTTTCAACTTCTTCAGGTTCTTCATCTTCAGCTTCAACTTCTGCATCGGCCTCTGCTTCGATCTCAGGTTCTTCCTCCTCAATCTCAGTTTCGACTTCAGCTACTTCTTCATTCAACTGCTGTTGTTTATCGATTGGTATATCGGACAACATCGATTTAAATGTGGATTCTGCTTGTTGGAGTCCAGGTTCCATAGGTTGCTCCTGTAAAAATATTTATATTTTGCGTTTCATAGATCGACTCAATGTCTGTTTATGAAACTCGCCTTTTTCCATTATAACAGACAAATGCGAGCGTACCTCTGCTATTGCCCATTGAAGTTGGAAAAGCACTTCTCTACCTGAAGAATCTTTTGGATCAGATTCCTTCCAGGCATCAATGTATTTAGATTCTAATTCTTGGAATATCTTCTGGATAAGTGGATCGTCCAGTAGTTCTTTTGCTCGTTGAGAGTCTTTTAATTCTTCCAGATCTATTTCGTCCATTGAACCTCCATTAGTACAATAGAGATTCAGGAGTCAACCCAAGATTTTGGAGTTGGTTGGGACTTAGGAGGGAAAGTTCTGAGAGGACATTTCTGTATTGGTCACCGGAGTGTGGAGCGTTGCTATTTCGTATGCTCCCTCCAGTTCCTCCGGGGTTATTGACTGGGCTTGTCCCTGGTGGTCCTCCATGAGCAGGTCCAGTTGGTTTTCCAGAATATTCTTCTGCTGCTTCAATAATCCCTTCAACTTGGGACCCAGATTTGAAGCTACCATTTTCATTAATAAGTCTAATTGCATCGGTTCGTATTGCATCGTCACCTTTCCATTTCATTATAACCATCTCAGGCATACCAAGAGATTCATCCCATCCGGTTGATCTCCAATACTCCTTTAGGTCATTTAGTTGTGTTGCCGAATAGTATTTTTCCTCAAAAGGCACCCTGCCTAATTCGACAAACCCATAATCATTATACACCTTTGGCAGAAAACCTCTAGGGTATTTTTTACTTGGGACAGCAAATGCATCCAGTGCAGTTGCACCTTCCTGAATTGCTTTCCCCATTACTCCAGGTGCAGCAACTCCTTTTGCACCAGGTTCATTGTTTACAACTCCTACTACGGCCCTTTCATTTGGTCCCAGATCAGGGTGTGTAAAACCATAATCTGCATTATAATCTGTCTCTTTTATTCCGAAAAAGACCTGAGAAGTACCACCTTCTCCACCCTTAGATCCCATTTTTGCCCTACCCAACTGAAAGACCTGGAAAGAACCATCTTTTGCACCTTTTGTTACTTCCTCTTTAGTGTAAGGTGTCAGTGTGGAAGATGCATCAGAATTTTTTAATGCATTTTCAAAATCAACTGGAGAAACACCACCTGAAGTTTTTGTCATACCAGATGAGATCCATTCCCCTCTTGCTGCCTCCAACGTAAGTGCTGCCTGTCTAGGTGATTGAATATGCTGAAATGGAGTGAATTGGATGTTTTTTAGAACATCTTCTGACAGTACCTGATTAAAATTTGACATTGTAGATGCCCTTATTACATTGTCAAATCTTCTCCCTTCTGCTAATTTTGGATTTGCAAAATCAGGGAATACAGATTGGTATGCTGTAGGTGCTGGAAACTTACCTATTACTTTACCTTTAACACCATATTTATAAGATGGATGTTCTTTTGTCCCTGGATGGACACCTAACTCAACAAGATTATTTTTCCCTTTATCTAATTCAAGAACAAGTAGTGCATCACCTAAGTTCGATCCATAAGTATCTGGATCTTCAACCTTCCTTAATATTCTTGGCATGTTTGGGACCCCAAATTTATCCGCATCTGATGATGATAATTGAGTTAGAATTCTCTCTCTTGCAGGGAAGGAAATGCTTTTAAAATACTTCTTTAATACACTTGGGTCACTTTCTACCCCTGGGAAATTAGCCACATCCTTCTTTACTGCAGGTTTCATCTTCTTGGTAGGTTCTTTTATCAGCTTATTAATTCTTCCTATATTGCTCACACCGATCCTTCCATCCCTGATATATGCCTGTACTGTCCTTAAAGTAGACATATTAACTGATGTATTACTCTTATGTGCATCATGGCCCATTGCTACCACTATTGCATAATCAGAATTTTCTGCTTTTTTAATCAGTCCATCTTCACCACCTTGAACTGCCCACACTGCATTTGCATCTCTTGACGATTCTAAACTAGGGAATTTTTTACCACCAAATAGTGGTTCCGAAACATCTAACTTGGAAGAGTCTATCCCAGTGTAGACAATGCCTCCATCAGTTAAGTCAGCATGTATTGGGAACACCTTCTTACCCTTCAACATCTCAGGTTTTATATCTGGGATATTACCAACATATTTAGGGATCTCGTGAGGTAGGAGAGAAAGAACTGGTTTATTTGGTCCTTTATTTAATTTAGTTAAATTCTTAATTACTCTTGTTGCTTTTATTGGGGTAGATACTCCTGCTCCTACTACACCTAATGAAGATAACCAAGCATCTACTGCTTCAAGTCCAGACCATATCCCTGATGCTGCTGCTCCAGGATAATCTCCTTCATCCAGAAGACCCATCATTTTATTATATTCCTGGGTGGACCGGACACCAGACCTGAGTGGACCCTCAACAGGGGTTATATCTTTCCTGAATTCAGATAAAAGATAAGTAGCATCATCTGAGGTTCCTGGGAGAGTTGTGTCCCATTCGGGTAGGGTCCCAAGATAAGACTTGATAGGGTCATACCAGGTATCTGGTCTACCCTGTCTCAGTTCTGACCTGTACTGATCAAAAACTTGTTCAGCCATTTTGTGGCATTTGTGGTGGTTGTTGTGGAGGGGGCTGTTGTTGCTGAGCTTGAGCTTGCTGCTGAGCTTGCATCTGTTGTTGCTGGGCTTGTT